CCGCTGTTGACACTGCACCTGGAGGGAGTTTGCAACGGAAAATTTTCAGTGATCGTCACTTGCGTCTCCGACAATGGAACTTTGAACTCTGTTCCATGCGAAAATCTGGAGACATTGTCGAACAAGCGTTCGCTGCTGTTCTTTGCGGCGCCCCAGGGTGCGGTAAAAGTAGTGTCACGCTTGATCTGCAGAAGATTCGCTGTGCCCAACTTGGTACACCCTACGATTGTGCGCAAACTGCCACTATCCAACCGGGTGATGCGTACCACTCCCAAGTTTTCAATTGGACTAAGTTTCTCATCTTTGATGATGTTTGCAACAGACCATTGAAATATGACCCATCTTTAGCTATGGCATCGATGCTTCAAGCTGTGAACAACAGCCAATTTGTCGCTGTTAAAGCTGAAGTTGAACTCAAGGGAACAGTTATGCCCGATCTAAAGGGCGTCTTTGGTACTACCAATAATCGTAGTTTGCATCTGAATTTGATCTCAGAATGTCCTGACTCACTTCGAAGAAGATTCCTCCTGGTTGATATGGAGGTTCTCGGAGAGTATTCCAACGCTGTTGGAGGTCTCGACAATGAAAAGTTTAGGCGCAATCCAGTTTACACTACGTATGCTGGAAATAACTACAAAGCCCATCAGCGGTTTACCATATCCGCTGGATCTGAAAATTGCCACATGGTGATACAAAGGAAGGATCCTGATGATCCTACCAAGTCAGTCTCCCTGCAAAATCTGAACATTGCTCAGTTCTACAAGTGGATGGAAATCCTCATGATTGAGCATGACGAAGAACAGAAGGAACATGTTCGTGCAACGAACACTCGCAGCTTTAAGACTTGTTCTACTTGTCACAAGGTTGCCTGTGCTTGTCCCGACACCACCATGCAGGACGCGCACCAATTCCCCGAATTTGACCGCATTTATGTGATTCCTGAGGAAACTGATTCTCAATTTCAAGACGCTTTAACAGATCTTGATTCCGAGGAAATGGAATATCAGGGAGCTCTCAGAGATGCTTTCGTCACAGGCTTGTCTCAAGGTCTTGAGTCTGCCTTATATGAACGGTTGGGGGACATGTGGGTTGTCGGCCGTGTTGCCAAATACCTCTTTCCAGGTCCTTGGGCAGTTCAGCTCATCACCAAGCAGTTGATACAATTTCTCAGTACTGAGGATTGGCTGCAATGGTGGTATTACATTCCCCAGGAGCAATGGGAAAATTGGACCATTTTCCGTAAGATGGCCCCTCTTATGCAAGATGCTAGTATTCGTCGACAGATCATGCGATGGCGGAGAGTTAATTTCTTTTCGCTATGTATGGTTGGTCTCTCCATGATTAGGTGTTTCATCTATGATTGGTCGGATGCCTGGTGTTATATGGCATGCATTTTTTCTATGCTTTGGGCTTTCGCTGGTTTCAAAACCGCGAAACTACGCCTTGCTGCATATGATGTGATCTCTAAGAGACGCGTTGATGTAGTCCAAACTTTGGCAGGCCAGAATCGAGATGATTGGTCTCCCAATATGAAGTTGATCTATTCCTCTGCTCAATCCGCTCTTTCCATCCTCGGTATTGCTTCTTTCGGATATTTTGTTTATTCAATTTTAAGTCCGGAAGAGTCATCTGACAAGAAGGATGATAAAGATTCTGAGAAAAAGGATAATGGAAAAGATCCTAAGGCGAGAAAAGATGATGACAAGAAACAGGACGCTTCTGTCGCCCAGAACAAGTCCACCCCTCCTGTTCAAACAGCAACCGCACTTCTCCCTGAGAATCTGGCTGACCAACCCATTGAAGTTCAGAACTTCGCGGGTGTCTCCGAGGATGACCTCAAAGCCAGAGACTCTAAGATCAACCTATGGGAGCAAAAAGTGGTAACAGCTGTAATGGGATACAAAAATCCTGGAATGACGCGCGACCAACTAATCGCACTTGCTTCCAAAAATCTCTCCGCTGTCCATGTAAAGAACGACGCAGGAGAATGGAAGTATCGCACGAATGTACTTTGGTGCGAGTCCGATTTGTGTCTCATGACAAAGCATGACGTGCCCAGCAAACCCACTTTCTGGAAGATCCGCGACAACGATAAGGTTGCGGCTGATCACATAGTATTGGTCTCTCCTCGAGACTTTTTGACATTCCCAGGAAGTGAGCTGTGTATTGGTCATGTTGTTCACCGAAACAAGAGAAATCTGATTCGATACGTCAACACCTCCCCCGGATCCATTCAGGCCGTGTTTTTGCACAAAGGGCCAGACGGGACATTAGATGATCCCATTTCCGTGCGGGGCGAGTTGATAGTCGACAAG